TCTCTAACCCGAGGTTTACCTAAACGATCAATGAACGCAAAGGCTCCTGGTTTGTCCCACAGAGGGAGATTACTTCGTAGAATAGAAGCCTCTCTCACACAGTGAGGGAGCGACGGAAATGGGCTAACTAACATTTAATTTTCATAAGACAAACTAATACCTGTATCTAATATTTGCAAATGTACATCTTACTAATATTCACTAAGAAAATAATCTGAACGCCAGAATGTGGGGTTCAAATCTTCGTGTGTTATGTGGCTGCGTTGCAACCGATCAAGCAGACTAAGTTGAGAGGGGAGGACGGAAAGATCAATTTTGTACATATCTCGAATATATGCACGGAAATGACTTCCGGTCGGGTCTGAGTTGAGAACACCTTGTGAATCACAATACTGTACAACATCATCGCATACTTTATAAACTATGTCATCTCGTCCACAGCTAGCCATAGCAATACCAATTGCTCTGGCTCGAAGTTGCTCGAGATTAGGATACCTTTCTGGATAAAGAAGTTGTGCCAACAATTTCTCAGTAGATCTTTTGGGTAGTGAATGATCACATTTGTAACCGAGGAGTGTAATTCCTTCGATTGTTGATTGACATTGGGATTTGTCATTTAAGACAAAGCCAAATCGTCGAAGAGCTTCTTCCCTTATTAAAGGAAGGATATCTTCGATGGAGAGGCTGCCAATCAACGTTGTTGCAACGAATGAATCGTCACCCAACAACTTGATCAACACCTCATCGATGTCAAATCCAATAGAACTGAGACATGTAAGAATAACGATAGAATTAATCCAACTATCGAGTATTTGCGTCTGCAGCATGCCAGACGCGAGAGTAGCAAATCTCCTTTTCCAAAGGGTTCCATCGGGAAGGAGAATTGGACTATGCTTTACGGCTTTCGTCATCCAGTTCCATAGATTCTGCATTCTATCGGGCTGAGCTCGGGTGTCCGAGTAAGCCGCGGTAGGCATGTAGCCTCTATCGAAATCGATAAACGCTGACCAACATTCATGAACAATGTCGATCAATTCAAAACTGACGTTCTTATCAAAACTCTTCCAATCAACTCCAAGGAATAGATTGAACTTGGTCTTGTTATCAAACACTTCTGTGTACAACTTGTAGATACCTCCAACCATCGTTTCGTATCCCCAGAGCATAGGAGTGGTCTCCTTTCTCAGGAAATTGAAATACGGGTATAGAAACATCGCTTCAACTTGTAAAAGTAGCTTTGGTACTCCGTGTACCATTCGCACTTTGTCATCCTCACCAGATTCCACTAAATGGGATCTTGCGTGAGCTGTGTTGTGATAGAAAAATTTGTCACCTTGAGGTCCATGATCTTTTATCTCGTGAACGATTCCTCTGTTCTTGACGAAAACATAATTGTATAAATTATGAAACGTCCTCCTCAAATTGAGGTTTTTGC